GCCAGAGTATAGCCGGCTGAGGTTATGGTGGCGTGGGGGTACTGGACCTGCCATTGTAGGCCGGGAACAACGGCGCCCAAGGAAGCAAGAGAGGTGGAGGTGGTGGCGGTTGGGAGGGAGAGGGCATTGGAAGGAAGGAGATCGTGACCAGCAGACGACGAAATCATAGTGGAGGGAGCAGATGACGACATGGTGAGAACAATAAATTAAAAAAATTATAAGCAATTATAGGCTTATACGAGAAGCCCTACCAAGAGTTGCCAAAGAACAACGAACTTTTTCAGACAACAAATGGAAAAGTGAAAAAGTTGCTGTCGGATAACGGACCAGCAAAGCGTCAATCTCGTCCTGAGACAAACGACCAATTCGCAAAGCAACCTTCTGCGCAGGCTTGGCTCGGCGACAAAAATAATCAAAAACCGCACTCTGATCAAAAACCTGATCTGTGGGCAGGGCTTCCCAGAGATCCTGCCCTAGGGAATGACCAACATTAAATTCCGTCAGGTATGAAGCCATTTTATCAGAAATGCTCTCATCAGCATGAGCAATCATAAGTTTATAGAGTAAAGTGCGAGGTGAACGCACCGCCCCAACATGAGAGAGATAATAACCACAAAAAAGCGCATAATAATCTTCTTCAAGTTTGAATTGCAATTTATGAAAAAGGTGCTCAATATGATACCACTGAGCTCGAATTGGCAAAACTTCCCCTATGGCAGAATCATCACCAGAAATGTAAACCGGCACATTATCCGGGACGTCATGACGCAAGTAAATCACACAACGATTAAAATCAGAGTTAAAGTCATAAGTTCCGGGTTCACCAGTGAATCTCATACTCGTAAGCGGACCAAACTGACATTCAAGATTGGTTTTAAGAGTGACATACCACTCAGTTAGGGCAGTGGGGATAGAGTACTGACCCTGACGTTTTTCTTCCAAAAACTGAGCTTCACGCCCTTGATTTGTGTCAAAGCCGGTGTAGTCATTCATGCATCGTTTCCTTCCAGGTTTTAACCAGGCAGCGGCGTGATCAGAAAGGTCATGGGGGGTCTTACCTCCATATTTAAAGATGTTTGGGGGGCAATACTCCTTGTCAACTGCGTTCATGTATTTGACAACAGGACCAAAAATGAGGAG